GAAAGCAACGTACGTGTACGCTCGTGAGATAGCGAAACGTAATCGTTGTCTTGTCTGGGCTGTTAGTCAGGCAAACTATGAGGGGCATGATAGACAGTTTATAGACTACTCCATGTTGGACAACTCGCGCACGGGTAAAGCTGGAGAAGCAGATATGATAATAGGTATTGGCAAAACTGGATCTAGTGATGTAGAAAACACTATGCGTCATATATGCGTATCTAAAAATAAAATAAACGGATGGCACGGCATGATTAACTCACACATAGACATACAAACAGGGATATATTACTGATGCGTATAAGAACACCAGAGCAAAAGCACAGAAAAGTTTTGTACGCTGCCAAGCGTAGAAACCGACGTAAGCACCATCTGAATCGATACAAAGAAAGAAAAGGGTGCGCTGAATGTGGATACAATGCACAAGGGTGCGCTCTTGATTTTGATCATCTAGATAGGAAAACTAAACTTGCATCTGTATCTAGGCTAACGTTGGGTTCGCTTAAAAAACTATTTGATGAGATACGAAAGTGCCAAGTTTTGTGTAGGAATTGCCATCAAATAAAATCTACTATCGAGGAGAAAGAAATACATGCGCGTGCTAGTCTTTGATGTAGAAACTACACACATTATGAAACAGTCGGGAGGTATGACCCCGTTGCCTTACTTTGGTAATCGATTAGTTTCTATTGGTTATCAGTGGCTGGGTGGTAAGCCTAACTATCTGTGTTTCTATCACTCTACACAACAGCCTAGTAACGACGGCTTTAAAATATTTCAAGATGCTTTAAATTTGGCTGATGTCGTTGTAGGTCAAAACCTCAAGTTTGATTTGTGTTGGATAAGAGATTGTGGTTTTAAGTATGACGGTCACATCTACGATACTATGGTTGCAGAATATATCTTGTCTAAGTCTCGTGGGTGGCCTTTGAACTTGCAAGCTTTATCAAAAAAGTATAGCACGGTAGAAAAGAAGAAAGACTTGACTAAGGATTATTTATCTAGCGGCAAGACATTCTACGATATACCGTGGGAAATAGTAAAAGAATACGGAGAAGCAGACGTGGAGTCTACAGAACAAGTCGCGCTAGGACAGTTAGCTAAGTTTGGTACAACATTTGAGGAGTTGTTTGATGAAAAACACTTTGATACCTACGCTTAGACTATCATTAGAAATGACCCGCGTACTTGCAGACATAGAGTATAACGGTCTACGAATTAATCTTGATACGTTAGATAAGATACGTAAACAGTATCAAGAAGAGATGGACGGGCTAGAAGTAAAGTTAGTAGAGCTAGCACGCGAGGCTATGGGGGATACTCCGATAAACCTTGCTAGTCCAGATGATAGAAGTATGCTTTTGTATTCACGTAAAGTAAAAGATAAATCTCTGTGGTCACAAGTGTTCAATCTAGGACACGAGATGAGGGGGGCGACAAAGAAACCTAAACTACGCAGAAGAATGTCACGTAAAGATTTTACCCGAAGTGTAAGAAGCATGACGGACGTTATGTACAAAACAATCGGAAGGCAGTGCTATAACTGTGGTGGAGAAGGCAGATACGCTTACATAAAGAAAGACGGCACAGAAAGTTCTATGCGAAGAGTTTGTAAGTTGTGCGGTGGTAAAGGTGTTACGTACGAACGAACACGAGAGGTAGCTGGATTTAAACTTGTACCACGAGGGGTGATAGACGTGGCATCTGCTGGTTTCAAAGCAGATAAGGTGACACTGGAAGAACGTAGAGGGGATTTGACAGGAGATGCACGAGAATTTGTAGAAACGTACGTGCGATACAACGCGTTGCGTACTTACCTTAGTACGTTTGTAGAAGGAATGGAAAACAATGTGGACGAATATGGTTTTATACACCCAGAATTTATGCAGACGATTACAGCGACGGGTCGCCTTTCTTCTCGTAACCCGAACTTTCAAAATATGCCACGAGGTAATACCTTCGCTATACGTCAAGTGGTCGAGAGTAGGTTTGAGAATGGTAAGATACTTGAAGGGGATTACTCGCAACTAGAGTTTCGTGTAGCGGGTTTCTTATCGAACGACGCACAAGCGTATGCAGATGTAGTCGATAAATTAGACGTACATAGTTATACCGCAAACATCATCGGTTGTACGCGACAAGAGGCTAAAGCTCACACGTTTAAGCCTTTGTATGGGGGTGTCACGGGAACGGAAGATCAACAACGATACTACCGTGCATTCAAAGAAAAATATTTTGGAGTAACGGAGTGGCATGAAAGTCTACAAAAAGAAGCTGTGCAACAAAAGCAAATAACGTTACCATCAGGTAGGCAATATGCGTTTCCTGACGCACAATGGACACGATGGGGTACAGCCACAAACAGAACTGCTATTTGTAACTATCCTGTTCAAGGATTTGCAACAGCAGACTTACTGCCCATTGCGCTGGTTAAGTTATATAATTTAATGAAACACAATAATTTAAAATCTGTGCTTTGTAATACAGTACACGATTCAATAGTGATTGATGTACATCCAGACGAAGAACAGATTTGTATAGATTTGATGAAGAAGGCTATGCTATCTTTACCAAATGAAACGGCACGACGGTATAATGTCGAGTATGATATGCCTGTTGAGATAGAATTGAAAATAGGAATCAACTGGCTTGACTTATCTGTGGTTGCCTAGTATGATATTTTTACTAGTCTTAACGTAAAGGAGTTAAAGTTATGGACGGAATGGAAATACAAGTAATGGAAGATATCGATAATATTGTTGCCGCGTTTCAAAACGACGACGACGCAAAACTTATGGAACTTAGTGGTCAAGGTGATGCCCCAAAAAAAACAGGGCTGCCAAGATTAAGTATAAACTACGACACTGAAACTGAGGAAGGAACGTCACTGCCACGAGGCGAGTGGAAGATATTCTTAGACGGTAAGTTTTTGTACGCTTCAAAAGTTTCTTTACGCCCGTTACTTCGGACGTATGAATATAGCCTATGGGATCAAGAGCAAGAAACCTTCGCTTCAAAGTCTGTGCAAAAGACAGGGTTGCAAGGGGAGTTTCCTGATACTATGGGAACTAACAAATGTGGGAGACTGTCACGAGATGAGGAAAACGCTTTATCAGATGATGATCCCAGTTATATACACTCACGAAACGTAGTGTGTAATCAAATAATTTACGGACAAATTTCTGGTACGTTTTACGATGCGGAGAAAAATCCAACTGCTTTGGATAAAGTTCCAGTCGTTGCGTATTTCAAACGATCAGGTTTCAAGCCTGTCGCTGATGCTATAGATTTGCTTCGTAGGAATAATAAACTAATGCAACGTACTTCTTTTGATTTGACCACTAATCGAATGAAGAAAGGTTCAGTGGTTTATTACGTGCCTGTCTTGAAAGAGGGAGATGCAATGGATATTGCTGACACCGAAAAAGAGTTAATGGGTATGTTTGCTGAGACTGTAAAGTCACACAATGAGTACGTTATGAAAGAAAACAGAGAATCACTCAAGAAGGTCTTGTCTGAAGAGGACGCGGATCTCGCGGATGATTTCGATGTTGACGCTGCTTAACGTACAAGACTTCTTACAAAAAGCAATAAAGGGGGAGACACAGCTCTCCCCCAATTTTCTTGATAAATTCATAGAAGATTGCCACACGTCTGTTAGAAAACAAATGAAACGATCAGACGAGGGGTGGCGTTTACGTATGTCCGGACTTGGTAGACCTTTATGTCAACAAATGTTAGACAAAAAGGGAGTACAGGAGAACATGGAGTACAATGCGGTACTTCGTTTTCTTTTCGGAGATATTACAGAAGCTATACTTATGTTGATTATGAGACAAGCTGGAGTAAACGTAATAGACGCTCAAAAACCGTGTTCTTTAGAAATAGCGGGACACACTGTTTTAGGAACATTGGATGTTATAATAGAAGAGAATGGTGAAACAAAAGTCTGGGACATAAAATCTGCTAGCGATTGGGCATTTAAAAATAAATACGCTCAAGGCTATGAAAAGTTACTTGAGGAAGATCCATTTGGATATATTATGCAAGGTTATTTGTACAGTGAAGCTTCTGGTTATCCTTTTGGCGGTTGGATAGTTGTTAATAAATCTAGTGGTGAGGTGTTACAGGTAGAAGTTCCGTCGTGGAGAGATGATAAGGCAGCGTACTTGAAAGATGCAGAACGTAGAGTGAAGTACCTTATGAACCCTCATTCTAATTTCGTTAAAGGATACACTGCTCAAGCTGAAACAGTAAAAACAAAAGGCAAGGTAGTTCCTACGGGAAACAAACTCATGCCAAAAGAATGTGGGTTTTGTGGTTATAGACAACATTGTTGGCCTAAAGCTGTTCTTCACGATAAAGTTACATCAAGAGCAAAGTTTCCACCAAAAGTCTGGTACACGAGTTTAAAGTCTGAGCGCGTGTGATGACATACTTAATCGTTCCTACTTACGATTTAAAACTGATCGATTTAAACGAAAACTTACATCACGTTTATGTAGAGTCAGATAAACAAACAGGTGGGGGAAGACACATAGTTCATATACGTAATACGGGCAGGGGATTCCCTCTGACGTTGCGTGATAATTTTTCTGAAGCGGGGTATCTCACTGCCGCCTCTGAAGCAAGAGACATAAGACGCGTGGAGAAGGAAATAAGTACAATAGGAAAAGCATCGTTAGGAATGGGAGTATTGACTTGCGTACCGATACAACAGCTAGCTCAAGAGATACAAATCATAGAAAAGTCTTCCCCTCGTCTGGCAGGGTACGTTACAAAGAGACTAAAATCTATCCAACTACTCCGGTGAAAGCAATGAAAAAGTATGGCGGGTACAGATCACAGTTTGAATTAAACATAGCACAGACTCTTGCTAAGAGAGGTGTTAAGTTCGAATACGAAAGTAAGAAGCTTGTGTACATACCTGACCCTCGTACATACACCCCAGATTTTTACATCGTCTCTACGGACGTTTATATTGAAGCAAAGGGGCATTTAGATAAAGCAGACAGGGTAAAATTATTGCTTGTAAAAAAACAATATCCTGATATAGATTTACGTCTGTTGTTTATGAATTGTAGAAATAAAATATACAGAGGTAGTAAAACGACGTACGCTATGTGGGCAACACGTTATAACTTCGAATGGGCAGAAGGAAGTATACCTTCTGATTGGTTGAAAAATGGACATAGATGATAAGTTAGAAAAGGCTTCGCTGTTACCTAACAGATACTATATAATATTGAAACAAGGATCTCAACCTGACTCTTTTTCAGTTATGGCGTACGATACAAGTGAAGGAAAAGAATACACTATAAAAAATATTCCAGCGGCTATGGCAGTTCAACACGGGTTACTGTCGTACTTACGAGAAGACATTCACGAGTTATTTGATAGAGGAATAGCTGAAATAGCATTTAAAGATGTTGCTGATTCTGCTCTTCTAACGCTTGAGAATGGAGAAGAGTTACCTCTTAAAGGCAACAGCGATAATGTTATAAAAGTTGATTTTGGAAAGAAACAATGAAGAAACGAGAATTACAATACGAAAAACACGAAGAATACATGAAAAGAAGACAGTTAGACCTTGAGCTACAAGCGAACGCACAGTCTGATGTAATTAAAAATCCACCTCACTACGAGCGTTGGGATATTGAACCAATTACGTTTATTATGAAAAATGATATGCCCTTTTGGATGGGCAATGTAATAAAGTACGTGGCTAGAGCAGGGGCAAAAGAAAACACAGATGAGAAAACTGATCTGGAAAAAGCAAAACGATACATTGATATGAGAATAAATCAATTAGAAGGGAGAGAGCCTAATTATGCTGAGTAATATGTTACCAACTTCGTACCAACAGTTTATACACAAATCTAGATATGCTCGTTGGATAGATTCTGAACAGCGTCGTGAGGACTGGGATGAAACAGTGGATCGATATATAAGTTTCATGTCAAATCACGTAAAAACAAAACATGCGGTTGAGTTGTCTAAAACAGATATAAATGAGATACAAGAAGCTATACTAAATTTAGATGTAATGCCCTCTATGAGAGCTATGATGACAGCAGGAGCAGCCCTTGCACGCGATAACATTTGTGGATATAATTGTTCTTATATTCCTGTTGATAATCCTCGTTCTTTTGATGAGTGTTGCTATATACTTATGTGTGGAACAGGAGTAGGGTTTAGTGTAGAACGAGAGAACGTAGAGAAACTTCCTACAATCAGTGATACATTCAGTAAATCAGATACCGTAATAAAGGTAGCAGATAGTAAGCCGGGGTGGGCAAAAGCTCTTAGGGAATTGATTGCGTTGTTGTACGCTGGTCAAATACCCACTTGGGATGTTAGTGCAATACGCCCCGCTGGTTCACGTTTGAGTATTATGGGGGGTCGTGCATCAGGCCCACAACCCTTAGTAGATTTATTTACATTTTGTGTAGAAATATTTCAAAAAGCAAAAGGTCGTAAACTATATCCTATCGAATGTCACGATATTATGTGCAAGATAGGCGAGGTTGTGGTTGTTGGTGGTGTTAGAAGATCCGCTTTAATTAGTTTATCTAATTTAAACGATGATCAAATGGCCCACGCTAAATCAGGCCAATGGTGGGAAAACGAAGGTCAAAGAGCTTTGTCTAATAATTCTGTTGCGTACAAAAACAAACCAGAGATAGGAACGTTTATGCGTGAGTGGTTAGCTCTGTACGACAGTAAGTCTGGTGAGCGTGGCATCTTTAATCGTGACGCTGCTGACAAACAAGTTGCAAAAAATGGCAGACGTGAAACAGGACACATGTGGGGAACTAACCCTTGTAGTGAGATAATCCTACGTCCATATCAATTTTGTAATTTAAGTGAAGTGGTTGTACGTGAAACTGACAGTTTAGATAGCTTGAAGCGCAAAGTTCGTATAGCTACTATATTAGGTACACTTCAATCGACTCTTACAGATTTTAAATATTTGAGGAAAGTATGGAAAGACAACACAGAAGAAGAACGCTTACTGGGTGTCTCGTTGACTGGTATTATGGATCACTCCGTCTTATCAAAGGGTGTAGACAGCCCCAGATGGCTAGAAGAAATGAAGCAAGAAGCAGTTCGAACAAACAAAGAGTATGCCCAGATGCTTGGAATCCCACAGAGCGTTGCCATTACTTGTGTAAAGCCGTCGGGTACTGTGTCTCAACTAGTGGACGCGGCTAGTGGTATTCATGCTAGGCACAACGATTATTACATACGAACTGTACGTGGGGATAACAAAGATCCACTGACACAATTTTTAATTTATTCTGGTGTTCCTTCTGAACCAGACGTGATGAAACCAGATTCAACCACTGTGTTTAGTTTTGCTATGTCATCTCCAAAAGGAGCAGTCACACGCACACAGATGTCTGCTATAGAACAGTTAGAACTTTGGAAGACGTACGCCTTGCATTGGTGTGAACACAAACCATCTATAACTATATCTGTTAAAGAAGATGAATGGATGGAAGTTGGAGCTTGGGTGTACGAGAACTTTGACGTTGCATCAGGTGTATCTTTCTTGCCACACTCTGATCATACGTATCAACAAGCTCCGTATCAAGATATAACTTTAGAAGAGTACAACGATTGGATGAAATCGTTCAATCATACAGACGACGGTGTACTGATAGATTGGCAACAACTAACAGACTTTGAAAGGGAAGATAACACATCAGGTTCTCGTGAACTTGCGTGTACTGCCGGGGTTTGTGAAGTTGTAGATTTAAACGCAGCATGAGGATATTATGAAAAAAGTAGCATTAGAGAATTATTTGACCAGATTTGTTAGGTATGTTATAGATTGGCGTAAGACACGTAAGATAATAAGACAGTTACAAGAACTGCCTGATCACACTCTGGAAGACATGGGGATACGCAGACACGAGATAGAGAGTCTAGCGTATACGGAGTTACAACGAAAGAACTATGAGAAGTAAAGTATGGCGAATCTGGGCGAAGACGATTGGAAGCAAGATATCAAATGACGAAAACGAAAGTGATATTGCTGCTATGTTGCGTACCTTTTGGGTTATTACTCACTTGATAGCTTGCTTCTTTATCATCGCACATAATGGTGTTAAATTAGGATGGTTTTAGATGGAAGATAAAATAAAAATAAAAGACAAAGAATACGATGTAGAATCTTTTGATGACACACAAAAATATTATGTGAAACAATTACGAGAGTTGAAACAAAAAGAAATAGATTTACGTTTTGATATGGATCAAATAATTGCAGCCCAACAAGTATTTCGTAATATGTTGATTATATCTACAGAGAAGCCAGATGATAAAAGTACAGATAACACCTCAAATACGTGAAGCTGCTAAAAAGAAAGCTGCCTCTGTAGGTGTGTTACAGGGCAGCATAACTGGAAGTCAAAGCAACGAAGTAGGATGTATTGGTGAGATAATTGTAGCGGAATACGCAGGAGCTACAATCGTAAACAATCCGAACTATGATTTAGTTCTAGATAAGAAACGAATTGACGTTAAAACAAAACGTTGCAATACGCCCCCACGTACTTACTATGATTGTTCTGTGTCTGCACACGGTTCAAAACAAAAGTGTGACTCGTACGTTTTTGTACGGATACTTACTGATTTGTCGTGTGCGTGGATACTTGGAGAGATATCTAAAGAAGACTTCTACAAGAAAGCCATTCGATATAACAGAGGGGATTTAGATATAGACAACGGATATATATTTAAGGCAGACTGTTATAACTTAAAGATAGGTGAGTTAAATGAAGTGTTGGCATTGTAACACTGAATTAATATGGGGTGGGGATCACGACATCGAAGATGAAGACGACACGTACTCTATGGTAACAAACCTATCGTGTCCTAACTGTCGTAGTCACGTAGATGTGTACCTCCCGAAAGAAGATGCAGATGTCTAGAAAACCTAAAAAAACAAAACTGTTTCAACTAAACGTCTTTCTAAGACAAGACGGAAGAATAGAAACAGAGTACGAGTCTGTAGATCCAAAAGAGCTGGCAGAAATATTCCAGAATAGCATTCCAGAAGAAGACTTGAGCCAGCCCTTTTTTAATTACATAACGTATCTACGACGTGTAGCCGACGACGTACAAAGAGGTACGCAGGGTTACTTTGTGTGAACTTTGCCACCGTGTAACATCTTCTTCTTCATCTGACCACCGTAAGCCATCTTGCCTTTTCCGTCGGCAGCAAAGAACGGAACTTTCTTTCCATCTTTCTCTACCATCTTTAGCTTACCGCCACCAGCCATCATAGGCATACCTGTCATATTACCTTTCTTTTGTGGCGCAGACATCTCTGCCATACCCCCCATGTTCATAGGCTTTCGTACCATACTTCCGTATGCCATGCTTTTACGCTGTCCGTTGTTGTACATTTTCATTAGTTTGATTCCTCTTCTGTGTTAAGTATTAATTCATCCTCGCTAAGTACGTAGCGATTTGAAGCTATTTGTTTGGCTATCTCTGCCTGTAGTATTGGAACTACACTTCTTACCCGTGACATGTCAATCGACTTGGGATCTTCTAATATATCTTTAATAAACAGTGCCACATCTTCGTTTCGTGCAGCAACTTCCAAAGCACCCAGTCTGCTTTGAGACATAATTCTAAAAGCAAACTCTGCTGCTACGTATTGTGGGCTAACCATTCCTCTTGCTATGTTAAACGCACGACTAATCGCTTCGTTTGTGCTTATGCCGCGTACTTTCCCTGTAACAGTAAACGCCATTTCAGATGATGACTTGGCACTCAGAGCATGTTTAGTAATTGCTTCTAAGAAATCTGTATGCTTCGCTCCTAAGAAGGAGTCCATCACTTCTCTTGCTGCTTGATTTGTTTCAAGGTCGCTTAGTAACATTTGAGGGTTTTGCATTTTCATAGTTGTACGCGTACCCCCGCCACTTATACTGTAGTCTACGGGAACTGTTGTCGCTCGTGATTTCATTCCGTCTGCAATTAAATAGCGAACACCATCATCAAACTCTTTTGCAGCTTGTGCTGCAGATATTTTTACTTCCTCTTTTAGCACTTCGGATGTTCTTGACTCTATGTATTGTGATCTTGCAAAATCTATTCCGTCCATATCTCCAGTTAAAACGTATTGTTCATAGAATTTATCAGGAGTTGTTGATAGTAAATTTTGTATTCTATCTTGTGCAGCAAAAGCTGTGTCAAAAGACCTTAACCCTTCTCGTTGTATGTTTTTCGCTTTTGTTGTAACGTTGTTTACAAACTCTGAATATTTTTCTTTTACTGATGGGTCGATCTTTATTAATTCATCTATTGATTTATCTTCCGATGCAATTTTTTTCAAATCAACTAACTGTACAGGTATTAAATCACCACCCTCTTCTGTTCTCACAAACACAGTCAATCCTTGTTGTATTTCATCTATATTTTCTAAAAGATTAAAATCGTAATCTCCAGCTTTACCAGAGGGCTGTGGTAGTTTATCAGATCCCTGTCTCAAACTAGTATCAAATGCTGTTTGAAATTTGCGAAGTAGATTTATTCTTTCTGCTCCCCAATATTCATTAATTTGTAATTGAAGACTTGATTTTAAAGTTTCAATGTCTTTACGAGATTCTGCATTTTTTGAAAAATCAAATACCCATTTTCTTTGTCCATTTGGAAGTGTTTCAAGATTATCTCCCCACGATGCCATCAACTCGTTAAGGCTGTCCGATAGTTTTTTAGTGGCAAACGGTTCGTCCTTTATTCCTGCAAATATGTTATCTACAACTTCTTTGTGCCAGTCTAGCGCACCCTTGAGTGTAGGTCTAGAAGACTCTCCTGTTTGAGGATCTGCTCGTTCTGGGCCAGTTATGCTAGACTCAATCTTTGCTCCAATAGAACCTTTGCGAAGAGGGTCAAATTTAAGAGCTTGATATCTACTTCTAGCTCCTTCAATTATGCCTTTTTGTTGTTCGTCGTACGATTTATTTATAAAGTCAGCTATGTCTCCTGATATTTTTGTAACTCGTGGATCGTTAGAACTTTTACTCATATCTCTGAAATGTCTGTACATCTCTTCTACTTCAAATACGTCCCCAGATTTAAAAGGATTAAACGTACTTCCCTCTTTGAAAGCTTGCATTAAAGCTATCTCTAACGTCGAAGGATTATCAGATATGTAGAGCCTGTTTGTTACGGTGTTTCCTGCTTCATCTAGAATAGTCGGACTAGCATAGAACGCTCTCATATTTTCAAAAGCGGATACTTTGTCTACTTCGTCTATCAATAAATCTTCAAATATAGCATCTCTTGCCATGTTATTCATGGCACGTAAAGCAGCACGTCCACCTCGTCCTTTAAAGAATATTCCTTCTGGACTAAACTCTTGTCTGATGGCTGTTAGTCCAAGACGGGTGTCTACCATTTTCTGTACGAAGGGAGCTAAATCAACTTTCTGTCCTTTCAAAGCTGTTTGTGCTTCTGTATATATTGCTTCTCCTTGTACTTTTCTAAGCATTTTTCTCGCGTCGTACATAAGAGTAAGTTCGTTTTCAACTGCTTGAGCTTGCCCTGCACTGACGCGCATCTCTTTTACATTGCTCATTCTTTGATCAAGAGCTGTTGATACAGTTTGTTTTATTTCTATTATTTCTGCTTGCAAAGCTGCTTCATCAGATATGTCAATGCCCTTTAAATTTATTTTCATTGCTGCAAGGTTTTCAAGCTGATCAAGAAACCCCTCTTGTAAATTCACATTAGGGTCAGGAACTTTGTTTTTTATAAAACTGTCTATTTGTTCATTGTACAATGATTTGTTACGTTCTAATATATCTAAGTTATTTTGATTAGATTGTTTTAGATTGTCTATAAACTTTGCAAGGTCTGATCCATCATCTACAGAGATACCTAATTCTGTCATGCGTTGACTAAATACTTGTAACCCTAAGTTAGTTGCTTTGTATTGTCTCTCTAATAACTGCTGTTGACCAAAAGCTGCAGTTAAACCTTTTAAAGAGAAAGATTTTAAACCTGTTCTTTCCAAAGCTTTCAAGGGAGCTATGTTTGCTTGTTGAGCAAAACTTAATTTAAAGAATGCTTCTAAATCTGTTAGCACATTGTTTTTTACATCATCAGGTATGTTTAAATCTCGTGCGTAGTCAAGAATTGTTTGTTTAGTATTTTGGTAATCAACTAAAGCATCAAATAAATCTTTTTTGTATTTTTTTCCTGATTCATCTGCAGCATCTCCAATACCACCAAATAAATCAGAGAGGGTTCTGTATGCAATTATAGCTTCATTTCTTTGTGCAGTGGTAGCATTTTCTGGAAGAACCTTTTCAATGTAATCTCTTATATTTAAATCTACAAATGTTCCTCGTGGAACACCTACTGTATAGTTGGCTAACTTATCGAATTGATCAAACACAAACCCAAAAGTTTTTTGTCCGGCAGCGTAGAAAAAAGTATCATCTGCACCTTTTAAAATTTTTCCAGTAAGTTTTACAGATGGTCTTCCCATGACTGCTGTTGTCAATGCACCAATCAATCCTCCTGTATCTCTTTCCAAATCGTACAACGGAGCAAGGTACTCTTCTCCTACTGTTTGTCCAGATGCAATAAGAACGGTATCAACACTTGTGTTAAATGAGTACGGGTCACTTGCTCCTCTAGCCCGTATGTTTGCTAAAGTAGAATTAGCTCTACCTAACTGTCCATCTAGCACTCTCAGTTGTTTATCTATGTCTTTTATTCCACTAGGCGACGCAGACAGTTTTGCTGTTTGTAAGTTATTTATCTGCGTATTTAAATCGTCTATCCTGTTATTAACAGCTTTAAAATTATTTGCAGCAGCTTTGTTCATTAAGAATGTTCCAACTGCTCCTTCAGAATCAAATATTCCGCCTATTATGTTAGTGAACTTGTAGTATCCTTTTGTTGCAAAGTTACTTGCATCCATTACCTTTGCTCTTCGTAACGCAACTGCTGCAGGAAGATCCGCTAACTCTGGGTACTTTTTAGCTACTGCTCCCCACTTTGCAAAGTCGCTTGCCCCTTTTCCTAAACGTAGAAACGCAAAAGGTTTTACCAGTGCTGTCTCTATTCCTACGTTTTTAATAAATTTCTCAGGAAGAGATAGGCCGGAGTATTGAAACTCTAACAGTTTTTCGGCAGTATCGTCATTTACAATAGGCAACTCAAACTTTTGACCATCTTGTTCGCGTACAAAGTTTGTATCGTACGCTTCTTGTCCGTACAAATCTATGTATTTTTGTTTGTACGTTTCATTCAAACGTTCAGCGTAACTTCCTATTCCTATCTTATCTCGTACTACTTCTCTATACTTCTGAGCCATTGCTTCTACCGACGGCATTGTTTTAGAAAAAGACTCTGAAAAGTTCTCAACAGCATCTAGGGGACTCAATGTTAACAAACTTTCTGCTGCTGAACTAACTCCTGCCTTTACAGCATTTCCCGCGTACAAAGCGAACGGCCCAACTCCCTGTACAAATCCGGGAAAAGCGTTACCGATTATTCTTTCAGTTTCTGTAAAAATATTGCCGCTATCAAAATCGTTTATGAACAACTGTCTTGTGTCTCTGTCTGGTATGATATTCGATAGATAGTTGTCAAAGTACGTACGCGGATCGATGTACTCTTGTTCTAGTACGGCTGATACTCTAGGGCCAAATGACTCTGGTAGTTTTGTTACTCTCTCTCCTGTAGGCAGAACTTCTGTTCCGGGAATGTACGTGGCTGCTTCGGAAGTACGACGACCTGCTGCATATATACTCATGCTTCTAGCAATGTCTTGCTGTGCTGCTTTGTTACCACCTCGTGCGCTTTCCAAAGTTTGACTGTATATTCTAGCTTCAGGTGGGGGAGCAACGTTGTTAGATATTATGTCATCTAACGTAGGTAGGGGTGGAGTAACTCTCTTTTGTTCCTCTTCAGCAAGACTAGGCACAAGACTTGCAACAACTCCAGATGCAGGTATGTCTGCTGTAGGTACGTTAGTAGGTCTATCTACCATTTAGTTTTCCTCTTGTAGCGTAGGGTCAATGGTTAACTGCCCTGTCTGTTTATTTTTGTATATTATGTTACCTTGCGGATCTTTCAAAGGAATACCGTTTTGATCAAAGGCAATTTGAAAACCAGAAAGAAATTGATCGTCTACAAACGATGCACCTTCCGGGACGGTCAGTTGTTGAGCTTCATCTTCTAGCTGTGTTTGATCGAATACGAGAGGAGTTAGTGATTTCTCACCTAATTTTTTAGCAGCGTTGTAGCTAATAAGCATTCTATTTACAGACAAAGCTGCTTCTACAACTTGAAACTTGTGTGCATCTCTTTTTTTGTAAAGAGCTGTGTCTCCTGCGTAAGCTAGAACTTTTTCAAAAGACGCTTTGTTTTGTTTAAATGTTCTTATAGTTTCGGCTAATTGTGATAAAGAATAGTCTCTTGTTCCGAAGTCGCCTCCTAATCTAAGCATCTGTAATTCAATATCTTGGTTAGATAATCTTCCAGAAGGATCTTCAGCACGAGCCATTTTAAACGCAAGAGATATACGTAAAGCTTCAAATTCAGCAAATCCCGGTTCGGCATTTTTAATTCTGTTACTTAAATATGTCATGTAACCTTCTGTTAACTTTTTGTCATTTTCAAGAACAGTTCTGTCATCTTTTGGAAGCACTTTATCTTCTCTATCGAACAACTCACCTATACTTCTAAGTCCAGCAACAATAAATCCTCCCTGTGGATTAAAGACAAAATCTATACCCTTTTTAACTTTTGATAAAGCAGTAGGTTCATCTATCTTTTCCCGTAATGAAAATAACCTTTCTAAATCTTTTATAACTATTGCTTGTGCTTCATCGTTTTTTTGTAGATCTTCAAACTTTTTTTGGGTTCTTTCTTCAAGATACGTGCGAACTGATATACCTGCCGTATCAAAATTCTTTTTAGACTCATTGCTCAAAGAGGAAGAAGATATTGGTATAAAAGGTGCAATAGCGTACACGACACTCTCAAATTTTTCTTCTTCACTACCTTGAGCTTTGTTCATCAAGTCTGGAAAAAATGTAAGAGCTTTTGTTTTGTTTCTAGGTTTGACTACATTGTTAAAGTCGTAAGCTGTTGGATCATCGACACGAGATAGAAACTCTAGTGCAAGATCAAACTGATCATCTGCTTGTTCATTCGTAATATCTATTCCTGCAAGATATGTTTGTTTATAGTGCTGAAATGCTTCGGCTGTATTAACGTTGTGTTTAGAGGAGTATACGTTTAACCCGTTTTTGTAAGTTTCCCCTTCAGGTAAAGTGTACACATATGTTCCTCCAACTAGGTTAACAGAATCAACGTTGTTATTATTATTATTTTGTGAATCTACAACTACCTTGTTAGGAGATGCCGCAGGAACATTTATATTTGTACCCATATTTTTTAGAATGCCATCGTCGCTAAATAAATTAGTAAAATTGTCTAATATTCCTTCATTTCCCTCTGCTGGATCGCCAAAAAGAAGTAGACTACTTTGATTAGCTCCCCCTTTAAGATGTTCTGCTTGTATTACTGCTATTGCTGCATCTATTGCGCCATTCAAAGCTGTATAGGCTGGCTGCCCTCCAGCCGCGATAGTTGATCTAAACGTACTATCTTCTAATTTACTATTTATTTCTTTTAGAGCTATTATAGCACTTCCTGTGCTTGGTTGACTTTGGAAGTCACTCATTAACTTAATACCATAGCCAAAGTCTGAATTGTATTCTTCAACAGAATTTATTATGTTTTGTGCATCCGTAAGTTCTAATTCTACTTTATTTGTAGGGCGACCAAACAAACTGATTGGGTCTTTTGCATCAAACTCTGCACGGGCATTTTTGATTGTTTCAGCAAGTTTTGCTACTTGGCTGCCTTTTGCTTTTGGATCTACAGAAGCATTAGCTAAAATTATATCTAGCTGATCTAGCTTCTCTTCATCTTTTATTCTACGTTGTTGTTCTAATTGAAAAGCTGTAGTAAATCCTTTTACCAACCCTAAACCAAGTGCTGCCCCTATGCCCATCTTTTATTCTCCTGCCTCTAGGAATGTCTCTTGTACTTCTTTTGGCATCTTACCTTCTCGTATTCCTCTGTTAATCATCTCTCTGACGTACGCAAACATAGCAGGATTGTTACGCTTCATCATACTGTAGAACGTTGCGTCGTCCATCTCGTCTCGTTGTAGTTCGTTATCGTTTTCAAAGAACCTATACGGAATACCTTCTTCTTCTGCTACGTTAGCAAGCACAAGAGCTAGTGGCCCTTTAATTAATATGCCTACATCAGGTGTAAACTTACCTTCTTGAAAGGACTGTAATATGTACCCTTCTACAAGCACTTCAATAGATGCCCCTACAACAAGTAACTTGACCAACTCCTTACGTGTGCGTGGATTTTTAAGTGATGCAATAGCCTCATTCAAAGCTTGTTCTGGGTCTGCTATCTGTGAGGGATTTCCCCAAGCCCATCGTGAGTTATCTTGTGTGAGTGAGTGTCCGGGGGGTGCAGATGCAAAAGGGTCTTTTGCTTCTATCGATCCGGGTTCTGCAGCTTTTCGTAAATCCATTTTTTAGCCTATATCTTTACTGTAGGTTCAACCGGTGTGGAGTACATAGCAATCAAATCTTTTACTTCTTGATTGTTAAATGTGCTTGCTTTTTGTAACGCAACTTGTACGTCAGGATTGTAGTATCCAACAGGCATAGCTTGTACCTGTTCTGGCATACTACCTTCTTTCATGTACCCTGTTGCTTTCATTTCGTAGTAACTTCGTTTGTCTGGCTGTGCAGAAGTTTGTATCATGTACGTTTCAGGTTTGTTTAAATCAGTACCGGACATAAGAAGAAAAGTGTCAGCTAAACTTTTCACAGTGCTGCTCTCTTTCTCTGGTGTTTTCGTACCTAAAAATCCCCCTGCTGCAGAGGATAGCAACGGGCCTAGTGCCGCACTTAAAGCAAATGTTTTTAGAAAACTCATATCTATTCCTTAAAATCGTTGTGATGCCCAGAGTGCTACCCAGTTTGCAACACCCATAGCAAGATCATCTTTTTGTTTCTGATCGTACAATCTTTGTGAGTTAGAAAACTCCATAGCCATAATGCCTAATTCGTGAGTTCTTTGCAAGAAAGATTCTGCCTTTTGAAAGTTCCAAGCAGCGTTATCTCTGTACATTTGCCACAAGTTGTTGATAGCATTTTGACTTGCATTGTATTGGTTCTGTACATTTATTCTATTTGTTTCATTTTGCAAGGCTGTGTTTGCTGTGTTTATCTGCCTACGCCACTGTACGTTTGATTGGTCTATGGCAAACTGCATATTTGCATTGAACTTCTCACGCTGATCCATGAAGTTAGCGTTAAACTGCTGCATGGCGTTAACTTGTCCTACGTTAAACTGATCAATTGCAGCTAAACGATTTGCATTAGCCGTTTCAACTTGTACGCCAAGTTCTGCAAAAAACTCTTCTACTTGTAATTCATTCTTTGCGTTAAATTGTCTACGTGCGTTCTCTTCTGCCGCGTCTTTAAACAGTGCTTGAGTAAGGGCGTTGTACGATAGAGTCTCTGCTTGTTGTCGTGCTTTTAGATTTGCTGTGTCTACTGCAAGTAAAGCTCGTGCGTTTGTTACTGCACTTGTTAAACGTGCATTTAAGTTTGCTCTGTCCATAGCGGCTGTAACAGCAGCATTTTGTAAAGCAGTTTTCTGTTGGTTATTTAAATTAGTAAGTTGTATTGCCGCGTACTTGTTAGCATCTGCACTTGCAATCGGAATTGCTGATTCCATAACAGCTTGAACCATAGCTGCAGAGGCCATACTAGATTTGCCCAAACCTCTAGATTGCATCACTCCAGCTATTTTGCGTACAGCAGGACTAGCCCACGGGGGCATTTGTCCACCATCCTGCATACCATTAAGAAGTTGCTCCATTTGAAATTGAACTGTAGCACGAGGGTCTAGTTCTCCTGTAACAGGGTCAGCTAACGCACCAGAAGATAATGTGCCTGTTACCTCTGGCATGTAAGTTTTAGACTCAATCTGTGCAGCAGTCATTTTATCAATATCAGAGGACACTTTTTGAATGCTACTAACCTGCCCTATGTCTGATGCAGGAGCTTTAGGCATCTCAACATTTCTACCTATTGTGCTTACTTGATCAGCTTTTAGGGGATCTATCTCAGTATCTAGTTCAACAGAATCTGTAGATAAAATCTCATTCGGCGATTCTTCTTGTAAAGAAACATCTAGTGTAGGTATACCTATATCAGCTTGTTCTTCAAGCGTAGATCTTGTATTAGCATCTACTTTAGCTTCTTGTTCTTCTTGAGCTTCTTGTTCTGTATTTACTTTTGTTTCATCTGCCATGATTAATCCTTACTCAAAGCTCTATCCAGCTTATCTTCTAACCTATGCAACGCTTCCATAAGTCTGTCCATGTTCTCTCGCACTTCTACGCGTGTTGCGTACTCCTCACGGGTCTTGTTTAGTAATATCTGTATTCGTTTTACTTCTGCAAACATTTGACGAAACGCCCAGAACGCTGGTGCTACAATCATTGTGAGAATGATATTCCAGAAGAGCATTGCGTCTATTTCCATGTCTAATCCTAACTTGGGTTAAGTGAACGTCCAATTTCGCGAAGGTTTGTGCCATCGCTTATAAATACAAGTATGTCCCTAGCCGAAGCAGTGGTTGTTAGTGTTGGGGCAGAACCCCCTGTAAACTTAAATGTAGAATTAAAAGTTGCTGTTCGAGAACCACTGCCATCCTGCACGATTGTTAAAACACAAACTAGACCTGCCACATGATTGCTAGGTGCATTAAAAGTTCTGTTACCCCCTAGAGTTACGGTTGCCACTTGTTGTGTTTGTAAGTTCCAATCTATGTTAGCTCCATCACTAAGAGATTGTTCGTCAAAGTTTTGAGATGCTGTGTATTCTTGTGCTAAATTTAATGCCGCTAGTGATGTACTTGTTGTAACATTTGGTAAGGTTAGAGTAACGTCTGTAGTGGCTGCTGGGCCTATAAGAGTTACAGCATTTGTGCCATTGTCTGTGTCTTCTTTAAATATTATAGACCCTGCCGCAGATGAAGACCCTGTAAGAATAGGAGCAGTCAAACTTTTATTAGTAAGGGTATCAGTGCTACTGGCTGAGATAGCCCCTATATCTGATAGAACTTGAACAGCACTTCTTCCCTCTACTGTAGTACCATCTATGCGTAGAAAATCGTCATCCTCTACCCCACTACCAAAGGTGGCTACATTTCCTGATGATATACCACTACTCGCAATGTCTGTGGTAAGAGCTAACGTTCCTGCAGTTGATGGTAATGTAAGAGTGATGTCTGCTGTGGAGGCAGGGCCAATAAGTGTGACAGCATTAGTTCCGTTATCGGTGTCTTCTCTAAACTGTATAGATCCTGCTGCACTTGTTGTTCCCATCATTACAAGATTACCTGTTACTTGTAGCCCTGTGTTATGAACGTGAGTAAATTTAACCTCGCCATCCGCGCCAAAACTTAGTTCAGAACTATCTGAGGCAAGTCTTAGGTCATCTCCTACAGAAAAGTCTGCGGCAACACTTGCTCCCCCTGCAACGGTAAGCGCACCGTCAGTAGAATCCGTGTTTGCGGTAGTGGCTGTTACAGCAACAACACCACCTGAACTAATAGTTAAAGCGTTTGTATCAGATGCAGAGCCTATTTGACCCCCGTCTGGTATGACGATGTTACCCCCAGTAGTCATTAGTCCGCCACCTGTGTATGTGCCTGACACATCTAGATTGGCATTTACATCCATAAGGGTAGCGTTTACTTCTACTTCGTCAGTAGCGTTAATGTCTAAAGTTGTGGCATTAGGAGCGTTTATAAATTGACTAGCGTCATTAAACTGAATAGCCATTGTACTGTTCAACAATAACCCTGTATCTGCAACGTGTGTCAAAGTAACATCATCGTCTGCACCAAAAGCCAATACAGAAGCATCAGATCGTAAAGCTATATCGTCAGCAGCAATAATGTCATTATCTTGTAATGTCATAGCTAAAGTAAGAGATTCAGCGTTGCCTGTCTTAAAAGTAAGACTTACTTGATCACCCCCTGCATCATCTAAACTATCAACAATCACTGCGTCTATTTGTGCGAGGTCAACACCGGATTGTTGTGTGTCTAAGCTTTCCCATATAATAGATCCTACAATCTCTGTAGCAGTCATGTCTGTAGATAAGTTTGTAAGAGTAACTACTGGAGAATCATTCTTGCGAACATTTAAAGCAGTAACAAAAGCTGTATTGAATGCGTACGTAGCTGACCCTAAATTGTGCGTAGCTGTGGCTATTGGTTCTAAACTAGATGCAACCCCATCGTTACTTCCGTCCGAAGCAGCAAGCACCAGCTTGTCTATGTTGGCCGTACCATGTAAAAACAAATCTTTAAATTCTGCAGAACTAGTTCCTAAATCTATTGTGTTGTTAGAGCTAGGGGTGAGTGCAGTGGTAGTTTGTTCTATTTGTGCGGACGGGCCTAACTTACTCACAGGGCCGCCTTCTCCAGATTGACCATCATGCGTATGCCCAGAAGACGCGTTAAAAGCACTTTGTAATGCGTCAAACTCACCGTCTAACGGAGCAGCACTTATTACGTTACCATCCGCTATATTATTAGCTGTATCGTTTCGTGTGTAACCTGTTCCCATTTTTTACCTTCTTCCGTATTGCCCGTATTCTATGACTGCTGCGTCCATTGCAAACGGGGGCGTTGTACCACTAGATTCAAACTGCAAAGATACAGTAAATCCTGAACCTAATGTTTGTGTATCAAATATTGATTGTAAAGTTTCTCCGCTGTATTTTGCTGTACCGTAAACAGCATTAGAACTGCCAAATGTAAAAACATTCCCAGATGCAGACGTATTACTAAGAGTTATTGTTTCTGGCTCGATCACACCTTCTCCACTTAAATCGTATTTTAAATTAAAATCTAACGCTACGCTTCCTTGTGGTTCTGTGTACACAGTTGCTCTATATATTGTTTTTCTTAATCTAGGGTCTGATATAGGAAAATACGGAGTAGAAAAACTAGCAGTTATATCGTCTCCATCAAAACTATTGCCGCTTTCCATTTTGTAAACATATCCATCGTCGTTTGCAAATAGGACAGTTTCTACTTTTCCAACGTATACAGAATCTGCAACGTACGCCTTTATTCCGCTTGTTTCTGCCCAATTTATTGCCATGCCTTGTGCAGTTTGTAGCTGTGTTCCTATAATGCCTTTAGATGCGGATTCTGTTACATTCGTGTTAAATCCAAGTATTCTGTATTGAGATTTCTCACGTATTACAAGAGAAGCAAAAGAAGTGCTGTTTGTAGTAAGAGATACCATTTCTTTTTGTATAGGTTTAGTTATAGCTCCAAGATTAAAGTCTTGATTTCTCTCTGTGCCTGCTAGCGTTCTTAATCCATCTGGCCCTAAAAATATTACATCACCAGCTATCTCTTGTACCGTGTCTCCCGATATACACCCTATATCATCCGCTATTGGTTGCATTTTAAAATCAGAAATACTGTTACCAACCACTCTATTGATTTTAGATTCAGAGAATACTATAAGTTGTTCACGAAAAGGAATTATTGCTGTGATGTCGCTACCTACATTGATTATACCGCCCCCTGATGCTGCTGTAAAGTCAGTATCTGAAAAAGGTGCAGAGAACACTAAATTTTCACCTTTAGCTAAAAATATATGATCTTTAAATTCGGTGACGTGACTAGCTCCTTGTATATCTGAAGGACTAGACAACTGGCTTAAATCACTTGCAGAAACTCCAGCAAGAATTAAAGGATAGTCTATACCATCCACTATGTATAATTTATCTGTCCCGTCAAAATTGTATCTAGCAAAACGTACTCTAGAAGAATTAGTTCCCAAAGTTAAACTGGTTGATAAATCTACATACGCTCCTGATGTAGCTCCTGCAAATAATTTTGGATCTCCTGCAGATTGATCACGAGCAACAATAGCTCTATCTTTGTAAAAAACAACTCCTAAAATATTGTTTTGTCCAGTAACAGTATTAGAATTAAATTTTTCAAATCCTTCTATTCTGCGATACCCCCCATCAGTTGATGGTTCAAAATTTGTTAAAGTTCTAGCAGACCCCGGAGCAGTGCTGCCATGCTGTAACGGACTGAGATTGCTTATCAATCCCCCTGAAAATTCTAATGGATAGGTTTGCCAACGATCTGGCATTATATAGCCCTCATATATAAGTGTTCGTTTACAAGAAGTTTACGCATATTCTTCATGCCTTCTTCAAATTTACGTTTTGATAATGCTGTCATTTCAATATTATCTCTAAACAAATAACAATAGTACATAGCCCCGTCTATTATTACGTGTTTGTACGATTCTGGTATTGTAGGAACATCATCAAATAGTATTAAATCTACGGGGTGCATAAAGTATTCGTACTCTAAAGTATATGCTTTATCAGGGAAAGGCACTAGCCCGTACTCCTCACTTTGACTACGAAAAACAAACTCTGGTACGCCACCTTTTGTAGCATCTGTTTCATCTTCTTGATCTACATGAGTGCTGATGTATTCATCGTATGATATCTTACGTAACGACCTAGCCTCTCCTAAATCTAAAGTTGTGTTGCGCTTTACTCTAAACGTATCAAAGTCTATATATTTTGCCTCCGCAGGAAACACATAGCGAGTTTCTCCTGCAACTAATATCTCTTCTTTTTTATTGTGATTAAAGGGAAAGTAGGAATAGTATTGATTGATGTCACGTATAGCTGTGTTTACAGAATCTTTTATAGTAGAATAAAAAGCTTTTGCGGTAGCAAAATTAGTAGAAGTAAGTTCCGTTTCATTAAGTCTACGAGCGACTATATTAGTTAAATCTAAATAGTTGTAAGCCATTAGCTTCTCTCCCTAACTCTAAGATGTATAACTCTTTTTGTAACTATAGCTGCACTAGTCTTGGGAGATGAACTAGTAGTTACCTGACATACCAGCTTGTTATCAATATTGGCAGTACCACCATTCAAAACAATAGTAGCTGTAGTATTGGTGTTGGCTACACTATTTACGGTCAATCCGTTGAAAGTGCTGGATGCAGATAATGCAGAGGATTCTGTTCCATCATCTTGCAGATGCGTCCACTGAACAGAGGCAATAGTTAAATCTCCTAAAAATCTAGACCAATCTACTGTGTAATCTAACAACTCGTCGGGGTCTTTGTCGGGCCATCTCAACGCCATTTTATGCCACCTTTGCTACTCGTGATAATTCTTCAACTACATTTACCCTTCTTAATTTTTCAACATTTACGTATATTAATCTTGGGGTATCTTCTAAAATATAAACTTTTCTAGTTTTGTCTTCGGGTATATAAACAATTCTAGCTTCTTCTGCTGATACAAAGGCAACTCTTGGTATCTCTTCTGCTACATATACTTTTCTTACTTCTTCAGCACTTGCATATACTATTCTTCTATCATCTTCTAATACATAAACTTTTCTAGTAATTTCTTCGGACGGATATACCTGTCTATCTCTGTCTTCAGGAGCGTAGACAATTCTAGCTTCCTCTGCTGGTACAAAAGCTACTCTATCTCTTTCATATAGATTTGCTTCAAATCTAAACGATAGAAAACCTGTTCCGCTTACAGTTGCTGTTCCCGCAGAACTACCACTTCCTTTTCCTATGAGGGCTGAACTGCCTATCACAGAAGAAGTACCAGCACTGTTACTTGTTCCTGCAGCTACTAAATCAGAATTGCCCGCAGTAGAAGAAGTACCCGCAGATGTGCCAGTTACGTTGTGTACTCGTATGCCCGTTCCTGCAGTAGAAGAAGTTCCTGCAGAGCTACCGATTGCCTTTGTTGTTAACCCTGCAGAACCACTTACGCTAGAAGTGCCTGTTGAAGATGCTACTGCCAGTTGAGTGCTTGTAACAGAACCAGTTACACTAGAAGTTCCTGCAGAATCGCCTACTCCTCCTGCTACTACGCTTACAGAACCACTTACGCTAGAAGTGCCTGCGGATGAACCTGCTCCATCAGTTACACTTCCTGCAACTCCACTTACACTAGAAGTTCCTGCAGAACTGCCTACTCCTCCTGCTACTAATAAAGCAGAGCCAACTACAGTAGAAGTTCCTGCAGATGAACCTACCCCGCTCTCTATATCCCCTGCAACTCCACTTACACTAGAAGTTCCTGCAGAGCTACCCACCCCTTTTGCTACTAGTAAAGCAGAACCACTTACGTTAGAAGTTCCCGCAGAACTACCTACCCCTTCTGCTACTAGTAAAGCAGAACCACTTACGTTAGAAGTTCCTGCTGAAGATGCTGCTGCTAGTTGGGTACTTGTAGCAGAACCACTTACGTTAGAAGTTCCTGCAGATGTGGCAGTTGCACTAAATACCCCTATACCTGTTCCTGCAGTAGAAGAAGTTCCTGCAGATGTGGCGGTTACATTGTGTACTCGTATACCTGTTCCTGCAGTAGAAGAAGTTCCTGCAGAGCTACCTACTCCTTGCCCTATTAATAGAGCAGAACCACTTACATTAGAAGTTCCTGCGGATGAACCTGTTCCTTTTGCTGTCAGTGTGGCAGAACCAGTTACACTAGAAGTTCCCGCAGAACTACCTATTCCTTGCGCTATTTCAGTAACGCTTGATAACGCACTAAAAGGTACTTCAGAAAATGCGGAACTAGCAAATGCCATTTATTACTCCAGTGGGTCAGGCCAGTTATGTATTGGTGCGTTACCTGTAGGGTTGCCATCACTGTCTACGGGAATATCCCACAAGGCTACAAATGCCGCATGGTCAGACGCATTTGTTATTGCTGTTTCGATTGTTCCTGAAGCTGTTCTAACAGCCGCACGATAAGTTGCTACATTTGTTGGAATAGTTTTAGTGCTATCTTCTGCTTTTCGTATCACGTACCAATCTGTAGGGGACAACAATGAATTTGCTGTATTCTTTGTATTAGCTATCCAAGCTGTTTTTAACTCAGCTACATCTCTAGGATTACCGGCTGACAAGTAGAACCTGCTGTCAAAAGGTGTGGGGTCAGCTTCCCATTTAAGACCTACAGCTTTCTTTTCTGCATCTGTAGTGAGTGTTAACCAATTACTTGGGTACTGATTACCATTAGAATCTGTCCAACTTCTTCCCATATTAATTGTTTTTGTACCTAATTTCCACGGCATTGTTTATCTCCTATTTTGCATTCGCATATTTAAAGGGCATCTCAGCAAATGCCATGTAGACATAGGTACTACTACTACCATTCATAGCCGTACCCGTTAATCGTAGTTTAAAACCATTCGACAAAAAATCTAACGTGAACCCAGTTGCCTCTGCCGCATCTGTACTTGCTCTTAAACCTGTACCAGCGGGATTATTAACATCTCTTACAGCATCAATAATATTCCAATTATTGCCTGCGCTACTAGATTGTTTAATTAAAACCCAAGCAGGACGAAACCCTGTATAAACCATTGTGCCGTCAGTGCTTCCGTTTCCTGTATAACTTCCTATTTTAGAGTACCCCTTTATAGAATGAAAGCAATAGGCAATGTAAGTACCAGAAGATGAATTTGTGTTAGAACTAGTGCCTACTGAAAACACAGAAGATGTAGGGTCTGTACTGTTCCAAATATTAGTACCAACAGCCTGTGCGCTTGTGAGATTTAACCATAAATAGTAAGAGGCATTTATTAAATCAGTGTGATAAATAGCCCAATTAGTTCCTGATGTGTCGCGTCTTTTGACAATAATCATCTCAGGTGCGCTACTTAGTCCGTGGTCAATGGTAGCATTTGAACCAGTACCAGTATAGGACACTATGCTGAAACCTGCTTCTGTGTTGGCTGATAATTTTGTTACTGGTATCGTTCCTGTTAAATTGGCTGTGGAAGCTACCCCATTTATCAAAACAGAACCTGATGTGGGAGCATTTCCTGCTCCTGCACTATTTGTTGCTGATGGTGTTCCCCCTGCAAGCCAAGCCCAACCTACGTATGTTTGAGTATTTTGATTTGTTGTGCCGCCACTGCCTAGACTAAACCCATTACTATCAAAACTTGTAACATTTACAGTATTAGTTGTATCATCAGTTGTGGAATTAGACTGCATAAATAAAGTATTTCCTCTGATTGTATCCACTAGGTAGTGACTTGACGTACTACTTCTCTCTTTTATCCAAACCCAATCTGGTGAAAATTCATAACTAGATATACTTTGACTTGAACCATTTCCTGTCCAAAGATTTGCTTCAAAGTAATCTTCTGGAAGGTCATCATCTTTTGGTGAGATAGCTGGTTCTGGAAGATTTTTGGCACATAATGCCTTAAAACCTGAAGGTACAGCACTATGAAATGCGCCTATACCATTAGTATCCGTATTTGTTGCGACTGTTTCATCTCCTGCAAAAGTGCTGTCCTGACCAAAATTAGCTGAATATCTTACATCTTGACTATTGGAACTATCACCAGCGGCAAATAACATTTCGTTACTGCTTATGAAAGATTGTGATACTGCTGAACCAACATTGCTACCATTTTTGGAAAATTGAATTGTGCCATTTTCTAAATCTACGGCCATGCCTATGACATCCCCAACGGTATAAGTCGCAACGACTTCTTGTGATGCGCCATTAACAGCAATTTTACCTGTAGAGCTTGTATAACTTACATTGTCAATTGTAGGTGAGTCAAAATTATTGGTTTCCAGATATTTATTTGCTTGGTCAACAGATATAATTCCAATTCTCATCAACCCAGTATCAGCCTTATATCTATATTCTGCGTAATATTTCTCTCCCGTTCCTGTCGGCATAGCCATTGTGCTAAAAGTTGTACCTCTGCCAGTATTCGTAGTATCAATTTCTAAATTTCCGTGGCGAGGGTCAACATAGGTAGTTAGTGCTTTTCCTATTTGAGGATTAAGAGTAGCGAAATTATTGGTTGGACTATCTGGCATAACATCAAAAGCATTTAAATTTTGAGAAGTATAATGATTTGATTGACCACTTGTATCTGCGCCAATGGTAGATGAAG